TTAGTCTTATTTCGTATAAGATCTAAGTCATAAATAGGTTTATCTGTTACTTTATATGATTCATCAATAATATCTACTGTAACATTGCCGTTATCGTCAATCTTTGTAAGATGTCCTACCTTACGTTGAGATTTCCAGTATGCTGTAGTAACACGTAATAAGTTACTATTACCTAGATCATAATAGTCTTCTTGTTCTGACATGATCCAGTTAACAATATCTCCGCCATACATGGTGTTATCCCACATAGATGTATACTGACGATATCCTAATGATGGTCTGTTAGTATTCCATTCATGTGATTTAGTAGAATCATAATAACTTCCGTCATTCTGATAACCTTGAATAGGGTATCCGGCAGATCTTACAGGGTAAATTAACTCTAAAGCAGACATCTGTTCTTCTGTCATCAACCATCCGTAACGGTCAACAACATCAGCAACAGTCATCATATCAAACTTACCAACCCATTGTGCTTGTGAAATATAACGTGAATTTGGAGACTTATTATAGAATGTAAGTACCGGATTCCATAATTCTACATCATAATCATCATCCATCATACGGAAATGCCAGAACTCACGGTCTGTAATTAACATATCTCTGAATGCACGTTCCTCAAGTTCATCCATATGGAATCTTTCTACATCTGCTCTATGCTGATGTTCAGCCCATTGTTCAACCATACTCTTGTATGATTTAGAATAGAACTCTTGTATCTGGGGTAGTCCTTTAACTGCCTCTTCTGAAGTTTGTTGTTGATACTCTTCAGAATTAATATCCATACCCATCTCTTGTAGACGAGCAGCTAGTTTAGCCTCTGCATCTTTAAGTAATAACTCTTCAACCTGAGATTTCTTTGCTTCTAGCATCTCATTATAAGAGTACTCGTCAGACCCGGTATATGATACACGGGTATTTCTTTTAGCAAATTCTGATACTAAAGTATTTATTACATTAGGGATAATAGGATAGAACTTTAGTTCTAATGCTGAAGAATCTTCTTTTGTTAATACGTCAATAAGATCTCCGTATTCATTGTCTTCTTCAATTACGTAATCATGCTTATCTATAATACCTTTAGCAAGTTTATAGTTCTTCATTAATCTGCGTGCATTTCTGCGTACAGTTTTTAAACCTTCCCATTCTAACCAGTCAAGGTTCCATGCAGCCCACTCATCATCCTTCTTTGCTTTTGGCAAGAACTGAATAGGCTGGTTAAGAGTACCCATTCTGTTGTACTCTGTCTTAGCTCCATTCTTGAGCTGCATTGCGTTATATATCTGCATACTATCTTAAATTTCTAAACGGTTGTTTCGGTATCTTCATTCCACTAAAACGTGAACCACTACCTCCCATATGACGGAAAGGGTTCATATTTAATTTACTGAAATTATTGCGGTTATCCAAGTTTTTAGCAGTTCCTGTTTCCTCATATCTCTTTTTATACCCTCTATTTGCCTGTTGTACTTTTGCAAAAGCCACAAGAGCAGCAAAAGAAACCAGTCTATCCACGTTTAATCCTTCCTGATATGCTGCCATTTCAGTAAGTAACATTGGGTCAGGTATACGTTCTACACCATATACTCGTTTTATTATTTCTCCATCCGGTTTAACTTCTTGGTCAAGTTCTTCTTTTAAGAAGTCAATAGCATAACTAAGCATGTGACTCTTAAATAATGTACCGGTATTTCTCCAACCGTATTCCTGAAATACATTAGCATTAGCACCTATATCCTTTAAAAATAAAATCTGAGATCTGGGTACAAGGTATTTCTGCTTCTTTCTATACATCATGTGATTAATAAACTGAGAAATATTATTTTCTACAATAGTCCAGGCGTTATACCATTCTATTATCAGTTCTAACCTCTCATGAGTTTTATTAATATCATCAAATCGGCCACACCATGCAGCAACAATTTTATCACGTTCTATAAATGTCTCTACTTTTTCTCCGTTGTTTCTAGTTACTTCTACCGGTGTTTTATATACATAGATAGAACATAATGAGTCAGACGTAGTAGTTTTACCTTCTCCTACCGGGTCAATAGATGCATAGTACATTCCGAATTCTGGATCTTTTACCGGTCTTTCATAACATACCAAGGTTCCAGTTTTATCTTCTTGCTTTTTATCTACAGGGAATGTATTAATGGGTAACTTATTAGTATTCTTTACAGCAACGTCTCCTTTCTCATCTCTGAATATATCTAAATATTCTGTAGGGTAAGTCTTATCTTCTATCCTTCGCATCTGTGCACCTACTAAGTTTAGAGGAAACACAGATACTTTTCTATATGCAAATGCTTCTTCTATATTCCGTGGATGCTGAGAAATACGCAACTGATACTGTTCAGGACTAAGATCTTTCTTCCATTTCTCAAACTGTTCATCTAATGCCTTAAGTGCTTCTTCTACTTTAGAATTACCATAGTCATCAATAAATGGAGGCATAGACCATTGTTCAGGAATAAACAATCCTGACTTACCTATTGTACCTTTTGAGTCTATGAGATTAGTTTCTACTGCATAAATGTCATTAGGTTCCGGTCTCAGGGTCATTTCCTTTAAAGGTTCACACTGATCCAAGTCTCCGACAGAACCTGCTGCTATAAACATACCAGTAGTAACAAAACCTGATCTCATAGCAGGACGGATGTACTCAAAAGTAGTATCCATCTTAGGAGCAATACCGGCCTCCTCGTGGAAGAAGTACTTACATGGACCACCGACTCCGTTTGTAGGATCCTTTTCAAATGACATACCCTGAAGTACTCCTTTAAGACCTACTTCTGTTTTACGTTTCTGGGAACCTTGTACAATTTCAATCTTCTGTTGCCATAATAATACTTTACCTGGGTTCATAGGGCGGTACCATGCAGTATGCTTATTCAAGAATGCTTCATATTCATTCAAGAACTTCCAAGAACCTTTATCATTAATATAGTCTTTGAGACTAGCACCAATCTTTAGAGTAATACCTTCTTCAAACCAGATCTGATTAATCATCTTACCCATATGGTAATATGATGATGCTATCTGACGTTTCTTAAGTATAGAACTATGTTTATAATGTAACTCTGCTAGTACTTCATATAAGGCCATATGATACTGTGCATCACGTACGTCCGCGAAGCCAAACTTCTGAATCTCCTTGTTAAAGATAGGTAAGAAGTTCAACCACATGTAATAATCTCTAGGAAGGTACCAAGTTTTGGTATCTTTTTTAAAGATTGCACCATATCTACATTTATTCTTCTCGTGATCCCAATATGTTCTATAGTCTTTACTTCCTTGAGGTGATGTACAGTAAACACCGTTCCTATTAAATAATCTAGCCTGTTCATTAAATAAAAAACTAGCATCATCAAACTCATACTGCCCGGGTTCTTTAAACATAGATAATACAAAAGCAGTGTAATCTTCTCTTGTATCAAAAGATGTTGTAGTCCAGGTACCGTTATCCCAAGTAGGTATTTCTATAAAACTAGTATTCATTCAGCAATCTTAAGATCTCATTTAATGATTCATGTCTATGATTATCATGTAGGATAATTTTATTTACCCATTGTGATTTATCTAACTTTGCTATGTCATGAATAGCAGAATCATTTTTAAATTTTAAATCTATCTGCTGGGCATCTCCAGTAAATATCATAGTAGCATTCTTACCTAGACGACCAACACACATTTGTAATTGTGATTTGGTTAGGTTTTGAAACTCATCAACTATACATACACAGTCTTCAAAAGTTCTACCTCTAAAGTGTGTAAGAGATACTAACTCTAGTGCTTCAGTTTCTTCTAACTTATTAAGTATCTCTGGTTTATTATAAACCTTACGGATATTAGACTTAATAGGTACTAACCAAGGTTCCATCTTTTCCTTTTCAGAACCCGGTAAGAAACCATTATCTTCAGTAGAAACTGTAGGTCTGGTAATAACAATCTTATTTACCTTACGTTTAAATAGCATATCTAATGCTATCTGTACTGCTAATAATGTTTTACCTGAACCAGCCTGACCTATTAAAAAGTTAAATGGTTTCTGTAAAATTAGTTCTTTAGCACGTTTCTGCTCTTCAGAAAGAGTCAACGAAAAATTAATCTCTCCTTTAGGGGGAGTTTTCTCAATGTTTTGCTTTGCCATCTTCTATCTTTTTAATTAAAGATACAACATCTTTGTGACCTGTAGGTAAAGAAGCATTATTCATAAACTCAGCAACCTTGTCTCTAGGTATAGCTAACCATTCTTTTGTAAACTCGTTATAGTACAAAAAGAAATCTGATAAATTACATCTGGTCATACGCAAGTCCTTGTCCACCTCTAACGTGGCTTGTTTGTTCTTCTTGTAAGTCTTTATATGCGCCTTTGTAACTTTCTCTGATTTGTTGGAACTTGGACGCAGCCGAGACCAATGCTGTAATATTTCCATCTCTTCCATGTGTAATAGGGGTTTTATCCATATAATCAGCAAGTTTATCTAGCATTTTTTTAATACCATTATAAGCTCGTGATGTTGGTGTTTCATATAACTTTCTACAAAAATGTAATGCAGAAGGTATTCCATCATCTTCTGGCGAAAACTCTGCTTGAATTTCTGCTAAGATAACATCTTCTTTGTCTTCTTCCATCATGTAAAAAAATGGATTAAGATCAGGGTTAGGACAGGTCATGTAAAATAAGTACTGATATACTTTTAAATAGTCATCCGGATACTTATCCATTAGATCTTTTAAAGTTGATAACGTATAACAGTGTTCTGTAGGAATTACTACACCATTTTCTATATCGAATAATTTAATTGTCATTAGTTGTTTCTTTTATTTCATAATAATAATTACTAGAATCTTCTGATACCCATCTATCTGATTGTGCTTCAACTGATTCTATGTGTGTGTCTACTTTAAATGTAGACGGCTCTATAGGAAAAGGTTTAGTTATCCAGTTAGAATCTCTCCAATATATTCTATTATTAGGTTGACAAAGCAAGTATCCGTCATCTGCAATAAGTATGTGTCCACATTTGTAATCAGAAGGTTCATCTGAATATGGATTTCTGTACCAGTCAACAGTCATTAAATATGTTGCCCATATCTTAGAACCATCTTTTAAAACTACCTGACATCTCTTTTCATATAAGTAATCATAGGTAGTTACTGTAACATTCTCAGAGAAGCAATCCCAGAGTTGTTTAAAATGAAAAGGTATATCATTTTTTGGTATCTCCATAAATATATCAGAGATGGGAACTCGTGATCTAAGCATTCCGTAGTCTGTCATAACATGAAAGGTAAGTATCTTTCCAGCTATAGACTGTACAGCAAATGCATATGCTTTATGATAAGTATCTTTATCAGCATCATTTTTTGTAAGATGTGACACGCGTATATAACACTTAAATAATTCTATATTTTCGTTATATACCGCCATTATCTTTTATATGGTTAATTATACTAATAACTTCATTCTTTAGATAAGGTAGTTCATAATTTACAATTTTATCTACTTGGGGTTCTCCAAACTCATCATAGTATACTACTCTGTTATCATAAGCATCTTTTCCGGCTTCTTTAAACTGTATATGTTCAATTACAAGTTTGCCAGGTTTTAGTTTAGGATTATGTTTTATAATCATATACATATATAAACTTAATTGAATATTGTAATGATTAAGATTACAATCATCCAGATGACTAAGAGGTCCCAGCATTTTATCAGAAACTCCTTCCCAGTTTGTATAAGATTCTTTTTTAATTTCTTTATTAGTCTTGTAATCATAGACGTTTACTATATTATTTACTACTTCTACCCTATCTGCCTGACCACATATACCTGCAGATTTTAAATATACCAGATGTTCAGGATAAATACCGTTTGATAGTTTCTGTTCTGGTGCTTGTTTAAATCCGTCAATTTCAAGAGGTTTTATAATAGGCACAATCATATCTTCCCTACTAATAGTATCACATGATAATAAATCTTTTTCACGTTGGTTATGATACCATGTTCCTAGATTCATTGCCTTCTGTGATTCATTCTTCCATGCTTCTTTTATAGCATCTGGTGCCATACCATACCATTTACTCTTCTTATTCTTAGAAGATTTGACCGCAATACTGTCTGCATCAAAAGGTTTCTTGAACTTAGATATAACACCGGTTACACTGGTCCATGTGATGTCTTCATTAGGATCAATGCTTACATAACTATGGGTATCTGGTTTAAATATTAGTGTCATCTATATATGCATTTAATTTATCTTCATCTTCTTCAGACATTATAGCTTCCCAATGACCTTCTGGACATGCAGATGACATACTATATATTTTATAATCTAGAGAACATCCGCAACTACCACAACATGGTTGAGTACCGGGTACTAAACATTTAGTTCCTACTATATCATATAGAGGGCATCTCTTACAGATTTTATTTCTATAGTCTGCAACTTTCTTGTGTTTTTTCTTAGTAAAGTAATAACCTATTACTCCTTCAAGAATTAACCATTTATTCTTCCAGATGGTTTTGATTTTGGTCAGCATAATTAGCCTGTCTTATTTTTATTCTTCTATCTTTTTCTTTAACTATTTGATCTTTAACACGTTTCAGTCCTTCTAATCTCTTAACTGCATCATTATATCTAGCATAACTATCAAACTCTTTTCTATCTACTGCTTGAATAAACTCATAAGTCTTAGCTAGTGTAACATTAAGTTTTTTCTCATTTATCACAAGACTACCTAAACCTTTTAAGTTTAAATTATAATGTGGTTTCTGCACCATTGTTTTTCTAACCCAGTTCCAATAAAAGTTTATAACATCTTCTGCTAGTTCTGGATTCTCAATATCATTAAGATATTGTTTTAATAACTTATTAAGATGGGTTGGTTTCAACTCTTACAAATTTATAGTCTAATAAAATATTACCCTGTGTTTGAATCTTTAGGTCAGAATTTATCTTAATCAACTTATTATATCCACCGTTCTTAGTAACTAATTGTTTTCTCTCTGCCTTCGTAATAGCACTTCTAACAGATTGGCTGCTACCAAAAATCTTGTTCTTGGTAGCAGCATCACAAAACTCTGTTAGAGGTTGCTCTCCTCCTAATGCTAAGAAAGTTAAGCAGTTTAAGTCTGAATCTGACACGTTTAATTCTTTAAGGACACAATGCGTAGCAATCTGGAACCTTACTATGTTCCATAGATCCATCCTTACAGTTTTACGTACCTGATTAACTGTTGCCATTACTTATCTTTTTTAAGAGATCTTGGTTTTGAAGGTACTGGTTCTTCTTCCATAGGTTCTTCATCTTGCGGAGCAGATGCTATCATTTGACCAATTTTAACCTGAGAATAAATACGACGTGCCTCTTGTTCTTGCAAGTCTGCTAAAAGAGTTTCGTACTCTAGTTGTTTTTTAAGAAACGGAATCTGCTCTTCATAATAGGCAGTTAGTTTTGCTTTTCTATCTGCAAGTTCTTCTGCAGAAATAGGGGAATTTTGTTGGTTTTCCATAGTTTAAACTTATTTAATTTACACAAATGTAAACTAAAAGTTTAAACCTTCCAAATTTATTCTTCTTTCTTAGCCTTAATGTAACCCGTTAATTCAGCAAGACTTGTGCTAATTGTGTTCATGTGCTGATTCAAGGTATCTATCTTAACGGATAGTTTTTCATGATCAGACTTTTGTTCATCTTTAATCTCTGACATACGTTTATAGATAATAGTTTCTTTATGTAGTAGTTGCGTATCAATTTCTTTAATTTTCATAACAGCTTTTTCTACATCTTTTTTTAAAGCAAAATATGCTCCTAAGACTGATACAGCTAATAAGATTATACTTATGACATCTTTAGCTGTAAATACTAGTTGTTCCGCGTCCATCTTTTACAAACAAATATATACTATAATATACAATATAATGTGCTATGTAACAATGGTTACGTCCAGTTTCCGTAATAATTATACGGATGAGTAGGAAGAGTAGATAAATCAGATGGTATTGATTGCCTATCTATTATATCTTGGTCATATTCAAAGTTTTTTACTCCTGGGAAAAACCCTTTTACAGACATTACTTCAATAGCATTTTCAGATGCTGATCTACTTGATATTATAACTTTTCCTATCTGTTCAGGTTTAGTTAATAACATTAATTGAGGATTTAAACCATTTGCTCCCATAAATGGGCTTAAAGAAGTAGTCCCACTAAAACTATCTCCTCCTTGACCTGGACGAAAATAGATACCTGTTGAGGTGCTATTAATTGTATCATTTGGACTAGAAACAGTTTGTACAGTGTCAGAAGTAGGTAGTAAATAAACATTATTTGCATCAGGTCTTTGCCCAAAATATAAGAATTTTTTATTTGGCAATAATGCAGGAGGACATAAACCCTCTGTAAGTTGTCCAGTACCATTACTAACTTGTTGATAGTTAGGAGGAATATTATTTTTAACTTTTCTAGATACAAAAGGACTTGATGTTGTATCTAATTGCATATCCCATGCTACAGTTTGAAAATAAGTAAGTTGCCCATTACCAGTTTGAGTTTTTGCTCTATAAGCATAATATATCCTTTTATCATAACCTATAGATAAACCTGAATATTTAAAGTTACCAAAAGATGTGTCATTTAGATTTGACCATGTTGGAAAATTAAGTACTGTATTTAATGCATTAGTCAGATCATAATCTACTTCTGTAGTTAGTCTCCATTTATTAGGATCAATATACATTATAAGATTAGATCTTGATGGAGTAAGGTATATAATATTTGAACTTGGGTTGGGATCTATTACACCACCTTTAAATAAAGTTGTATTTGAATTATCATCTAATATATAATTATTATTAGAGTTATACAATGTTCCTAAATGACTAGCTGGAGGAGGCAGTCTAACTAATCTTCTACTAGCAACAGAACTATCATAATAACCTGCTTCAAATATATCCGTAGTAAGTGATCCATTGTTAGGATTTGTCCATGTTGCAGAACTTCTAGGTCTTATTCGTATAGTTCTTTCATTATTATTTGCATTTATTAAATAAATATCAGCATTAAGTTTATCTAAAACTCCTCCGGCATGTCCAGGAGTACCTAGTGTAATATTTGATATTATACCAGATAGTCCTGAAAAAAGTGTACATGTAGCAACTCTAAAGTCTACTAAGGACCATGTACAATCAGGAACTCCTCCTACTATTCCTGTTCCTGGATTTAAAACAATCATTGTTTTTGATCTTCCAGGAATAAAATAAATTAAACCATTTGGTGCTAATATACCTTTAGTAAAAGTTCTATCTCTATTGGTAGTTGCTAAATTTTCTGGTACAACAGGTCTATTACCAGAGTTATTATTATCAACAGTATAAATTTTAGTTCTTGTATATGATGTATTTATACCACTTGGAGTTTTAGTATTAGCATTACCTGGTTCTATAACTACAAATCCTGTTAGAAATGTAGTTGATGATGTTGTAGTTGTAATATTATAAGGAATATATAATAGACCGTTTGGTGCTAGTGTAGGAAAACCTAAAGTTCCTGTTGTAGCACCTGTATTTGCTATGTCAGGTCTATTTAATTTTAAACTAAAAATAGTTATTTTAATTGGAGAACCTGCACTACCAACTGTTGCTTGAGAGGTATTTAATATATATGTTCCTGTATCTCCACTACCTGTTCCAAATGCTGTAATTCTAGTACCATTTGATGCCATGTTAGATTTAAAAAAATAAGCATACTGTCCTACAACTATAGTACCTCCAGAACCCATACTCGTTATAGTTAGAATTGTACCGCTAACATAACCCTCAGCATCCATGACATCATAGTTCATACCTAACTGAGTAGATGCCCAGCCCCAGGTAGATGATTGCATTGAAGATGTAATTAAAAACATATTAATATGGGGATATATCACCTACAAGGTACCACTGAGTATTAGTTTTTTTAATAAGAGTAGCCATACTATATTGTGATCTTAAATATGTCATGCTATCTGCACTATAAATAGTTACACCAGATTCGGGTTGAATTTGTAAACTACCTCCATTAGTACGACTAATAATAACTTCACCTCCTACTGGAAAATATGATGTTCCTGGAGTTGTTGTAGATAAAGGTATTAAAATAGTCATTGGTGCAGATCCTGTATTACATTCTAAAACTTTACCTAAATCTGAACCAGTATTACCTAATAGAATTTTCATGTCAGCAGCAGGAGAAGCTTGTGTAATTTCCCTAAAACCTATAGCAATAGCTTGTCCTGGTGCACCTGCCGGTCCTTGTGGACCTGTTGGTCCTGCTCCTCCCGCGGGTCCTGCAGGTCCTGTAGGTCCTTGTGGTCCACTTATAGTAAACTGTATTGTCCAAGAACCACTTATTTTTTTATAAACTACACCTGTAGAGTTTATTATAAAATAGTCATCATCATTACCAAGACTAGGAAGAGGAACTGAAGGTCCGTTATACCACATATTACCATCAGCACCCTGTGATCCTTGTGGACCCTGTGGACCCTGTGAACCGGCTGGGCCTTGCGGTCCTGCGGGACCTGTTAAACCTTGTGGTCCTTGAGCACCTTGTGGGCCAGTAGGACCAGTAGGACCTAATAAACTGGTATTAAGAGTTTCGGGATCTCCTGTAGAAAAATAAAATGTAGGATAACCTGTAGTAGGATTTATATATACTCCTGTAATACTAGTTCCAGCAGGTCCGGTTGGACCATCTGCTCCGGCAGGTCCCTGTGGACCAATAGGGCCTTGAGGACCAGGAGGACCTTCTGCACCATCAGCACCGGCTTGACCTTGAGGTCCTTGAATTCCTTGAGGACCTTGCGGACCTGCAGCACCAACTCCTGCAATTTGACCAAGGTTTACCCATCCGCATCCATCTGCAGCAATACTAGTAGGATCAAATACATAAATAGTACCATTAACACCAGTTGCTGTAAGCATTATAGTTGTTAAAGGATCAGGTTGTGTTGGTTCACAAGTACCACCATATTGATCTAATAAATCAGCGTATGTTGGTACAAAACCTTCTGGATTAATAGATATACCTTGCGGACCTGCAGGCCCTTGGGGACCTTCTGGACCTTGGGGTCCCTGGGGACCATCAATGCCTTGTGTACCAGAACCTCCTCTAGGACCTTCTATACCTTGAGGGCCGGGAATACCTTGAGGTCCTTCTGGACCAGTTGGGCCAGGTTGTCCTACTACAATAATACTATCTATAAGATCCTGGATTTTCATTGCATACCCAGACCAACCATCTTGTTTGTATGTACTAAAACCACCATAATGACCTATAATAATAAGGTCAGATGCAGGATTTTCTATTTCTTTTTTTACTAGTTTGGCCGATACTAGTCGGGCCCAGTGATTTATTTCCATACTATATTAATATACAAAACATTAAGAATATATATAACTTATTTGATCATTTATGTTTTCAAATCTAACACCATCTACAGATGAATCACTATTACAAATCATATACATTTGATTATCAAGTTCAATTTGTGCAAGGTCCATACCTATAATTTCATACCCTTGTAGGAATATAGAATATGTAAATAATCTATCTTGATTATCCCATCTTAGACCATTAGGTATTTTAGTAAATTCAATAATCATAGTTTTTCAATCATATAAAAAATTAAAGAAAAAGAATCAGCTGCTGAGTTTAAACTAGATTGAAAAATAATATACTGAGGTACTGTCCAATTTATGGGAGTTTCTTGCCATGCTCCTGCTGTAGCCGCTGTTACGGAAATAATATCATTTGTTCCATAATTTGTTGCAGGCCACGGTAACTGTGTATTAGTAGTTGCATTAACAATAACAGCATGAGCAAGAACTCCAAATGAAGGAATAGTTGCTCCTATTGAATTTGTTTTAAATGTAACTGCTCCTGAAGGAGATAATGTAGTGTTTATACCTAAAGCAAAATTTGCTGAACTGGCTGTTCCTGTTTTTCTTAATCTTGCTGTTACTCTTAATACATCTCCTGCAACAAAAGTATTTGCGGGTATTAAAACAGAAGTAAGAATTTGTGTTGCTGTAGTACCTGTTGATGTAAAAGTACTTAAACTTTTTGCATATATTGAAGAATATTGTGGAACATTCAATGTACTACCTACCAATGTGGCTGCTCCACTTGTTCCTGTCGTAGTTAGTGTTATGTTATCTTGTTTAGTACTATTAGCAGTATCAACATATGTTTTAATAGCCTTCTGTGATGGTACTAGTAAATCACTGTCTGCGGCTAGTGTAGGATCTATATCTATAGGTACTCCTTTTGTTGTTCCTTGTGCCATAATTATCTACTTATTTCTTCCCAGTCCATTGATGCAAGAACAGCACCTCCACCACCTCCAACATCAGACGTAACTAAAATAGTAAGTTCAAAAGGAGTTGTTGTAAATGAATTTCTCTCAAGTTGTGTTTTAAATAGTGCCTCTTTAAGAATATCAACTTGAGTAGATCCTTGGTTTGTTGCACTAAAAAATCCACTTGCAAGTATTCTTCCCCCTGTAAGAGATGTTCCTGTTATGTTATAATCTACAGAAGAATCACCAGGAGCACCAACCCAAGTACCTCCTGTTGTAGTTCCTGATGCTACAACTTGCCAATTATAATGACCTGAAACAGTTGCTACTACAGAAATTGCAGTACATATCACAATAGCATCTAATCTATCAGGAGATGTTTTAAGACGTATGCTTACTATAGGACGAAATGTTCCAGCTCCTGATAATGTTCTTGGGGCTGTTACAGGTATTCCTACTGCTTGTTGTAGACCTGTAAGTTGATATCCTCCCTCAGACAATACTGTAGAGCATATCTGTTTTAATGTACTTGCACCACTTGTAGCACCAGTGTTTGTTATCTCATATCTAAGTGGTAACGAAGCTGTAGTAATATAAGTAGATGTAATTAAGTTAGCATGATTAAACCTATGACAAACATAGAAATTACCATCTACAACAAATCCCATTCTAACTGTACCTACCCCTAACCATTCTAAATCTATAAATAATATTTGTGCTTTTGTTAAGTCTAGGGTAATACCACTAGGTCCTGAACCATTCATCGGGTCAACATTCCAACTTGCTTGAGTAACTGGAGTATCTACTATTGCTCCTGTAACAAAACTCCTTTCTACAAAACTTACTGTAGTATTATTAAGTTCTAGATAGTATCCGTTGTTTGCACTATAATATCCAACTCTTTGTCTAAGGTTAGTTTTAGCAGGACTCATCACAAAAGTACTTAAAACAAGAAGTGATTTACCAGGTTGATATGAAAATACTTTAGTAGTTTCTCTCAGAACTTGAGATCCTGATGCTGCTGTCACATCTAAATCAACTAAACCTTGGGCAGCATTAAATGTAGCAGTACCGCCTGTTGCCGTACTTGTTGACCATAGTCCATTATCATCAAATCTATGACTTGAGTCAAATAGTGTAAATGGAGTACTAACTCTTAGTCTACCAAACGCATCTATGTTTGGAGAGTTAGCATATGAAATAGCTGGGCTTATTATACTATATCCTGAATATCCTTGCATATTATTAACTTATTTCGGTACCCCACACTTGAAATGATAAATTACTACTTCCTGAGTAAACTCTTATTTTATCTGTTGCTGCCAAAGTTACACCAATAGTAGCAATAAATGTATCATTACCTGCTAAAGTAACATCGTAGTAAAGATAGTCTTTATTTGTTGTAGCAGCACCTCCTTGGGATATACTTACTCTAAAAGTAGTTTGTGTAGTTCCTCTATTACATATAGATACAGAACTACATACTGTAGATGTTGCAGCAGGAACAGTATATAGATCTGTTTCTGTTGTTGCTGATGGACTAGACTGTCCTAATATTTTATAGACGTTTGGCATAATTATGCTCCCATTAATAAAAAGGTTTGTTCAAATCCTACAGTAGGTATAGTAGGAAAGGTGGCTAATGATCCATCTCCTCTAATATACTGTGCTATGGTACCTGTAGGAGCATCATACTTGTTATTAAAGTCATTCCAGTCTGTAGAAGATAAGTAACCATCTGTCGTAGAGTCAGCTTGAGTAATACCTATAGTCCCAGATGTAGTAATTGTACCACCTGTAATAGGTCCCGTAGTAGCTACAGAAGTAACAGTACCTCCTCCACCGCCACCCGGAGATTTTAATTTACCATACTTATCTAGTATATAAATTCTTCCAGTATTATACTGTACCCCTGTTGAAGATATTACCTGAATCATTTTACTCCCATTACAAAATAATTAGTTCCGGCAACAGATGACTGAACTTCTAATCTATCATTATATGCTAACTGATAAGTATTAGTATCTATTAATGTGTCACCGGCACTTAACTGATATTCATATACTTCTAATAGGGTGTTCTGAGATGCATCATACTTTTTAAGAGTAATAGTATATGCAGCAGGATTAGAGAATCTTAAAGAACTTACAGAACTACTGGAGGTATAAGATGCATTTTTACCTGTTGCTAAAACAGTAGGTGTTGATACTCCTACTACACCTTGTTCATTAATAAAAGGACTGGTAAGATTATTCATTATTTAACTCTTTTATTATTACCTTTACCGTTTCTTGCCCTGTTAGTAGACTTAGATTCAGATACTAATCTACCATCTTTTGTATGGGACATGTCTTTTCCATCATGATTCCCATATGTTCCCTTCTCTCTATTTGCTGAGTTTAACTTAGACCTGTATTTTATACGTTCTTCTGAAGAATGATATTTTTTATTATACTCATTCTTCTTTGCACGTGCTTCTGGATTAGCAGCAAAGTATTTTGCTGATTTAGATTTTCCTGTAGACTTACCTGCAAGTTTATTTCTCATATTACAAAGATACAAAATAGCCGCTGCTTTCACAACGGCTATTTAAGATTATCTTATTTAATAGTATATTATCCTGCTGAATAATAAGGTTTACAAACCTCATATAGTGTTGTAAAAGAAGCAAAATATGGAAAATATACTTTAGTTGATTCTGCAGAATAAGTAGGAATATCCATCAAAGGTTGTGCAAAAAATGAAAAACCATTTTGCCAGTTATCTATAGATAGGCTATTAGCATTTACTGAACCATTAACACCGGGAACCTGAACACTACCTTCTAAAATCTCATCTGTAAGGTTATATGTAACAATTGTTGTTGTCCAGTTACCACCTTCATTTATAGACTCAATTGTGAATTTATAAAACATAGCATACCTTTTACCATTACTTGTATAAAATGTTGGATATCCTATTATGTCGTTAGCTGTACCTACAGTCCATTCATTGATTATACTTAAAGTACTATTATCAATTTCTGCAATACTTCTTGATGTACCATTTACAACTAAAAGGTTATCTGTTTCTGGATCTTTACAGATAAGATTTGTAGCATTCCAGTTATTATTTGGACTAAGAGATGAACTTAAATAAGATATATCACCATTATCTATATTTACAACAACTACTTGTCCTTCAACTCCGTTGTCATATGTAGTATTACGAGGTATTATTGCTACTTTACCAACACCAGCTTCAGTCCAGTAAGTAGATACTGTACCATCATAACCAATACCATTAAGTAGACCTAAAGGACCCATTCCTGTAGATGAGACAGTTTCTCCAATAAAAGGAGTTATACCTAAAGTACTCCAATCTTCCGTGCTAATTTGAATAATACCATCATCAGGAGCTAAGAAATATAAACTATCATCTCCATCAAATTTCATCATTCTATATATAGCAAGATTTTCATCACTCTGTGTGTTATAATCCTCAATAATAGTATCAATACCTGTAGTACATACCCCGGTAACAAAATTATAAAATCCTACAACAGATCTATAAGGAGTATCTGTTATACTAAATGAAGGAACTTGTGCACCACCACTACCAGGTATTGGTATAATTCCTGCAAAATATAAACCTATTTCGTTATCAGGACTGTAACCAACAACTAGTGAGTTAGCACATCTCATATTAATAGTATTTGGATAACTTATAACAGTATTAGTTACCAAATCATATGATTGAAGACCTATAGTAGTGTTCCATATAGATGTAATATTAGGAGCATATAAAAGAGGTGAAAATTGTTTATTACCTATTCTAGCATTACCCCAACTACCTCTTTGTTGATTCATTCCTGCAAGTGCATATGCTCCGTTACTTGTAGATTCTGAAAATCCACCAGGAAAGTAACAATTTGGTGCAGGTGTTGGAGATGCACAACATGTATCATACCATGTACCATCTTGCCACATATACAACTTCTTATTATCACTATTAAAGTATACAGTAGTATCTGTATCAGCTTCAGGATGTGAAGGATATGTAGGAATAGTAAGTTTACTTGTAGCAGATAGGTTATTAATCTCATGATAATATGGATCAGATACTGTTGTTAATTTACCGGTTGCTGATTGATCTTGTCCACCTGCGATAAATAAGTTTCCTTTACCTTGATCAAGTATGTTTGCTACAGGAAGCAAAGTTGTATCAGGAGTTTCTGCTGGATTAAGTGGATCATATGTAAGATCTGTTTCACCAATAGTAATTTTATCAGGACTACCTACTCCAACTATTTCTTCTATACGATATGAATATTTTACAGGAGCAGTTCCAGATCTTCTTGGAGAAGTAATAGTTACATTATTAGTAGTACCGTAGAAACCAAAGTGAGCAGTTCTCTTATTAGGATATGTAGTTGCTGCTGCATTACCTCCAGGATCTTTAGAAATAGGAGAAGTAAGTGTCAAATAAGAACCACCTGACATAAAGTAACTAGTTCCTTTGATATAGTTAACGTTATCTGAACCAATATCATTTATAGTAACAGCAGGACTTAAAGTACTTCCTGCAAGAACAATACCTAAGTTATTTGGAATGTTAGATCTAGGTACGTTTGCTTCAGCACCGCAAGATATCAAACTAGTAGTTGTAGTATTTCTTAACCAGTATCCTAAACCATTACTATCTGAAGCACAGTTTAACAAAGAAGAATAAGCAGCATCTTTAAGACAGAAACCTGCTAAGTAGTTTCCGGAAGCATAACAAGTATCAAATGATGTTGATGTTCCTTCACCATCTATATAGAAACCGTGACCTGCAGCATCTCTAACTCTTGTATTAGTAATTTTACAAGCAACGGCACCATATATAAAAATACCGTGTTGCTTAGCACCACTAATAAGTATGTTATCAATAATAATATTATTAACGTTTTGTCCGGAAAAACCAGGGTTAGATTCAGTTATAAGAAATCCTCCACCACCTTGAGTAGTATACTGAACGTTTCCGTTTACTTGGGTATAAATAGACTGAACACCTTTAAATGAACAGTTCCTAACAACCAAACAATCTCCTTTAACACTACCAGCAGGTACAGCAGTTACTTTATAATTAATATGATATCCCATACCTGCACTACCTCCCATACTAAATGAAGTAGTACCAGCCGGAGATGCTACATCTCTAGCATTTCTATTAGTACCTAGAATAGTAATACCTTGTGCGGAAATCTCGAACATGTGTCCGGAAGCCGGTGTATAAGTAAATAAACCATTTCCAAATATAAACGTATTATTAGCCCTGGTAAAAGCAATAGTTTGTGTTATATTCTGGTTAGTATAAGACGTACAGTCAAATACTGTACCTGCAGGATAGGTAGAACCACTAGCAGCCAGCTGTAGTTTTTGGGTAAACGTCAAAGTAGACGCCCCGACATTTTGTAAAAGAATTGTTGCCATAAATATTTATTAAAGTTTGTATATACCTATATAAGATACAAAAGTACGGGATACTAAACAAGTATAAATAACATAGAATACATGTCTAATATATTAGCCATTAACACACCTTTTAGGGTATAATGTCTAATATACTATACATAATCATACCTCAACGGGTACACAATAATTTATACCAATGGGTATTATACCGCACATTATAATGGTATTTTGGTACTTTTATGACAAGTTACCCCCGGATAGTGCAGTATGTTACACTATCCCCAGCATGTATATTATACTGTAGAGGTATCACGGCCTGGAAAATACTATAAGATAGGCAGAGGGAGGGATCCCTATTAACCAACCCCCCGGCCACCAGCCAGCAGGGTGGTACCCCCCACACAAATCCTACACACGTACCACACCTGCAGACCCACCAGCAGAAATTTTTTGCAAGCAAAAAAGTTTCATGCTGACCAACACACGTGGCCCTGCCTACCCGATACCTAGACAACAGACTATGTGATTCTGTTGAACAAGCAAGAGACACAGACACAACATTTTTTTCAGTTGTATGTATATATACGGCTGTTCACGTTGTGATGAACAGGTATACACAGTACATACACCTACTACCATGGCATACATATTTGCCCCAGCCCCTCAGTCAGGACGTACCAATATCCCATTTGGTGCACGTTTCACACCTAAAGGAGCACGTAACCTGTGCACGTATAAGGTGCGGTTCACGATAAATAACGGTAACTTCTTTGCAAACTATCTTGCAGGTCGTCTACCGAACCATATCGTGAGTCAGGACAACCTTAAAGACAAAAAGGGTATACTTCACGTGACGTTCACGTTGGCAACGTTTGACTACGACGAGTTCGTGACCTTCCAGAAGGCCGTTGAACAGACGGAAATCTACAGTGCGAAACAGAAGTTGCAGGACTTGGAGAATGCACACCGTGCTAAATGGGAAGAGACCGTGCATGCATGGCACGAGATTCCATATAGTTCAGACGACGACTTGCCGTTCTAAACCGTGCTGAAAAGACTGTGCCTTCGGGTACAGTTTTTTCTTTTAATATAAATACCATGGAAAACAAGGAATTTAAAGACGGTATGGTAGGGGGAGTCCTGCTAACTGTCAGTGTTATCGTAATTATTATAGGTCTAATATACTATAACTTATGAAAACATTAATCTTAATGATGGCCTATATGGTCACAGCAGGAATCATATATGTATTACCTGCTATACTTATTACCATAATATTTCCATGTTCGTATTACGACGTGGTTACATTCCCGTTCTATGTTGCCTTTATGAGCATCATGGCATTAATAGGAGCAATACCTGTTTGTCAAGAACTAGATGAAAAGTATTAACCCGTGGTAGGTAGAGAAGATTCAGGGGCAGAGATGCCCTTGTTTCTTTTTAACACACGAGATTCTATATACATTTTTTTCTTTTGATGGGCAGGTGATAGCGCACCATCCAACAGAACACCTACCTACCAAGGGACCGTGTTTTGTTTTTTTAAATACAAGGATACAAGATACGGCTGTCACCTATCGGTGACGCGTATCCAAGTAATATAACTGTCGTTATATTACCTAGATTCTGTTGAGATACACGTGATTCTATACACAACCTAAAACAACATACTATGTGGTACTGTTGAGAGACACGAGATTCTGTCGGGGAAGGGTTTACTATCATCATAGTGCTACTCCTCCTCCTCCGAAAAATCCAGACCTAAACAACATACTTCTTTACTTGATTCTGTAAACATTTTTTTCTCTTGTTGTTGACACACATATCACACGTTGTGGTATCGTAGTAAGTCACAGCAACTCTGTACTATGGCAAATAATGCCCTTACCCTTACATTCATTGACACCTTTCCAGTAGTAGTTGATGACGCAACAGGAACCCGTGAAGACAGATTTAAGTATGCTGTTAACGGTGATTCCGCCACATTAGACGCGTATGCCGAATGGGTNCAGTCTGAAGGCCGTGACCCTTTTGACAAGGAGACCGGTGACGTGGTTTATATAACCAAATTCATCGTGGCCATTGGCGGTGAAATGGTGCTGTCTGCTGATGGCAAATGGCGTGCTACCAACAAACGTGTTAAGTTGTTTAANGCGTTACGTGCAAGTAATCCAAGCATGTCTACCGAAGACATCAATGCTATGGTTACGCAGATGTTGAATGCAAAACAGCCACCTGTTAAGAAGCAGGACCATGAACCCTTTAAGATGGAGTCAGAAGAATAATCTGAACCCGTCTGTCTGAAAAGATGCCCGTAAAGGGTGTCTTTTCTTTTAATANTAATCTTAAAAACTGTAAAACAATGATTAAAACAATCACAATTGANTGTTCATTAACGGATTTAATGGACGTGTTAAACGCAACAGGTAACGCGAAAGTTGCCACAGATATCTTAAATGGTATATATGTAGCACCTTCTTATCCCAAGGAAATTATTGGTAGGTTTAATACTACCAAGCATCCTGATGGTACAGAGACCCGTGAACCTGTTATATGTAAGGCTTTAAGTCACGACCCTTTTACAGACATCATTACTTATGAGAGTGACCGCTCATCTTACCGTAATGAGTCTATGGGATTAAAGGACTGGTTACACCTTGACGGAAAGCACGGTTCACCGTATGCATGTACTGTGGATG